GTTTCTTCTCTGCACCACCGCCACCGCCACCACCGCCACCGCCACCACCAGTGTTCATGGTCGCGTCAAGCACAGACCGATCTGTTGCAAGGCGACCCATTGATTTGCCTCTGCCACCCAATATGCCATTTGAGGTCGCTTTGCTGATCTTGTCTATCTTAGCGGCTGTGATATCCAGTTCTAGGTTCACTTTTTTCAGTGGCGTGATAGCGTCAGTGAATGGCAACGCAGACCACGCCGCTGCAAGCAGGTTGATCACAAAGATCGCCTTATTCACGAAAAACTCAACATAGCCCAACATCGTGTTGATTGCCTTTTGCACAGTGGTGACGATCCCGTTCCACACAGTGACCAAAAACTCGCGGAACCCCTTGAACTTCAACGCTAACGCGACCAACGCAACAACAGCAAGCGCGATACCTGACACGATAAGCCCGATACCTGTTGCATTCCATGCCACACCAAACGCAGCAACTGCAACAGTAGCAGCAGCCTCTGCAACAGTGAACGCCACAGTAGCCACTTTCAACGCCACAACAGCAGCAACCACCCCATAAACCAACGCAGCCCAACCACTGAGTTTGCCCAACGCTTCCAGCCCTTTCTCACCAAGGAACTTCAAACCAGCGCCAAGCCCCTTCTCGCCCACAATGTCGGAAAACTGCTTGAACACAGGCACGACATTGTTGGTCACGAAGTTAGCCACCTTGTCAAACGCAGGCAGCAGCAGCATACCTAGGTCTTCCATCACATTGCCGATCGCGACCTTCATGCGATCAAACCCTGTAGCGGTAGCGGCAGCAGTGCCACCAACCTGCGACTCTACTTCTTTCAAGATCAGTTTCTGCGCGCCAAGTATGTCGCCAGCCTCGACCATCGCCTTGATCTGATCCCTCTGTGCCTGTGTGAAGTCTACACCTGCTTTCTTCAGTGCACCTACACCTTTCACAGGGTCGCTCAACGCTTTACCTAGTTGTTTGGCTGCTGCATCTGTGCTGCCAAACACGTTGCCTAGGTCAAGTGCAGCCTGCGACGCACGGGTGAAAACATCATTGCCTGCGCCTGCCTCGTTGCGCACAGCCTTAAAAGTGAGCAGCAGGTTCATGCTGGACTGGATCAACTCATCATCAATGCCTGTCTGCATTGACATTGTGCGCGAAAGATCGCCGATCTGTTTAGATGTGAGGTTCGCTGCGCCACCTGTCGCCTTGACGATGGCTTCAGTTTGTTTCATCACTTTCTGTGACTCTAACGCTGCCTTGACCAGTGAACCACCAACAACAGCGCCAATACCGCCAGCGATAGCAGCGAACTTCGCGACGTTTTTCACGCCGTTAGTGACAGCGCGATCCATTGTCTTCAACCCAAATGCAGATTTATTGGTGAACCCATCTAGACGTTTGAAGTCTTTGATCGCTTTATCAATCCCCTTAGAATTGAATTCGCTTACTATTGATACACCTAAAGCCACTATGCGCCTCTCACGATTGTCTGCTGTATTCTACGCTCTAGACGGCGTATCACGTCAGCAATAGGCTTCTCAACCATGCCGATGTTCTTTTGCACGCCACCATACAGCACACGCGATCTGCTTTTACCTAGACGGCTCTTTGTTTTCAGGTGTTTGTCGAGGTTACGAACGAAACTAGGATTTGATCTGCTGCCTGCAGAGTCGTAGACCTGACCACCTGCATTCTTCTGCTCAATACGCAAGATCGCGTTCCTTTTAAGAGATGACGCATACACTGGTTTTACGCCTTTCACTGCTGCACCTGCTTGGTACGCTGGCAGACGTGCCTTGCCTGCACGCCCTGTGTTTTTCCAGTTGTCCAGTGGTGACTTCGGGAATCCAGCGCCAACCTTAGCCGCGAGCGGCTTAGCGCTGTTCACCAATTCAGTCTTCAACGCCTTATGCAGTTCAGGCTCCAGTTTGCGCAGTTCAACTAACAACTCTTTGATGCCGTGTGTTCGGATCGTTGTTGTCATCTGCTCTGCTGCCTCTCCATGTGAAGCATTAAGTTTACCATCGTTTGGAACATCAAATCATCTTGCTTAACCACCTCAGATGGCGCGATATGGAATGTGTGCGCCAGTTGGCAGATAAGCCAATGAATTGACCCTACTCCAAAGGGGCGGTCACCTCGCTGCTTTCCGCTTCATCTTCATCAATCTCTACAGTCTCTACATTGTTGAGCCAAATCGGATCAAATGCTTCTTGTGTCCTGCCACGTCGCTTCTCTGAATGCCACGCCAGCCACGCGATATCAGTGAGTCGCAGTTCTTCTTCAAGTTTTGCGATGCTGCGGTTCCACGTGCGTTCAAATGCAACGAAGTCAGCAAACACAGCGTCTGCTTTTACCTGTTCACCGTTGTTGAATGTAACCTTCAGTGCAATCTTCATAAATAGCCCCTTAATCTAGTTATTATGGCGATGTTGTCTTGACCAGTGTTCCACCAGTGAACGTCAACGAGGTTTTTGCTATTTCGCCAACAGCGCCCATTACAGGTGTGTGGCTCGCTAAAAACGCCGACGTGATAGTGTACGCTGGATTGGTTGTTGAAGTGGTCGTGTTGATCGGCTTGATCACTACAGTCACTGCAGTGCCGACCAACGGGTAGATAGTTGCTTCTGTCTTTGTAGCGGCGAAGTCCTGAAACAGGTCTACTTGCAACTGGTTGTTTTGAAGCCCACCAGTGTATTTGTGTCCTGAATCGCCAAACGCCGTGACTTCAACGCTGTCCAGTTCATATGTGAGTTGAACATTGTTGGCTAGGCTGCTCAAATCAGTGCCAGCGATAGTGACGCTTGCGTTAGTTAAAACTAAAACTGCCATGTGTTGCTCCTTATGCTACGGCTTTGGTGAGAGTTCCACCAGTGAACGTTAACGAGGTTTTTGCTACTTCGCCCACAGCGCCCATCACAGGTGTGTGGCTCGCCAAGTAAGCACCAGCCAGTGTGTAAGATGGATTCGTAGCGCTGACAGCGGCAGAAGTTGGTTTGATCACAACTGTGGTGGTAGTGCCAACCAGTGGGTAGATTGTCGCTTCAACGTTAGAGGCAGCGAAATCTTGGAATAGGTCTACTTGTAGTTGGTTGTTTTGCAGCCCACCAGTGAAGTTGTGGTTAGAGCCAAACGCTGTGATCTCAACGCTATCAAGTTCATATGTGAGTTGCACGTTGTTAGCGTGGTCGCTTAGTGCCACGCTGTTGATGGTGACGGTTGCGTTGGTGAGAACTAAAACTGCCATGTCTAGTTGCCTTTCGTTTCTGTGTCTGATTTAGTGGTTTTTGCGGCTGTCGCCTCTATATGCCCACCTGCGATCAATGCATCGACGTTGTAGCCGTCTAGATCGTCTGCTTGCACAGTTGTGCCAGCCTCGCCAAGTGTGCAGTTATTTGACAAGATTTTAAATGTGCTCATCTTGCGTAGACCTCCAGTTGAAAATCAAGTGACAAGAAGTCTTGCTCACCGATCGTTGTTGATGAAATGCTAGCACTAGATGGCAGTATGAGCGTGTCAACTACACCACCTAGTGTCGGATCTGTTTCAAGTGCAGCGCGGATTGAACCAGCACCACTGTAAGAAGCGTAGCCATCAAGTGCCTCTTGTGCGACACGCTCGTTGACACGACCTACCACTACACTGATGGTGAAACTGTACACGATCAGACCGCCTGCCATCGCCCTGTGGTAGTCAATATTGGTGATTGATGGGTAAGCAACTGGTGGGTACACTGTGTCAGGTGTGTAGTCGTAAACGCGCAAGCCGCTGATCGTGGCTAGTTTTGTTGTGATGGCAGTTGTGATCTGTGAGATGGTGGTTGCCATTACGCAAACCCGATGATCTGATATGGCGCGAGCAGGTCGCGCACATCGGGGTCTATGGCGCGCACAGTGATGGCTCCCATGTCTGAGAAGCCAGCAACACCAAGCGGTGAGTTGTAGCGGCTGTACATGCGCATTGAGAGCAAGATGCAAGCCTCGCGCACGTCATCGGGGATCGCTGCCCAACCCCACGTGCCAGTAATTTGTAGTGTTGGCAGTTTTGGCACTACGTATATCGGGAATACGTTGCCACCTGTAGCCAAGATCCGCGTGTACGGTTTGCCGTTTAACGCGGTGTCAGTTGGGTTGAGTTGGTACTGTCCCGATGTCCACGTTTTGCTGTAAGTGCCGTCGCCCTTGTCGTCGGTTTTAACTATCAGACCTGAGGTGGACGACAGGTCAGGGATCGCTGTGGTGTATATTGATGTCGGGTAGAGGTTTAATGCAGTGGTGACTGTGTAAAAAAACCTGCCACAGTAGCCATCTATGCGACGTGACGCTGCTTCAATGATTGACTCCAACATGGGGTCTTCACTTGTGTCTGCGGCTGGTATGCGGCATGCTGATCTGACCTCTGCCAGTGTGCAATAGCCGCGTGTGATTGTCATTTGCCTAGTGTGCGCTTTATGCGTTTAGGCTCTGAAGCGACTTCAACTGCAGGCTCTACAGCAGCGGTCTCTGTTACAGGTTGTGTCATGTATTTGTGTTCAAATCCAAGTTCACGCAGTGCTGCGTCAACTGCTTTGACTCTTTCAGGTAGGCGGCGCGACTCGTAGCCTGCGCGTTCTGCCAGTAGGGCTTGAATGTATTTGCTTGTCATGTTGCTCCTCGTGTGTGACTTGAGCCTGCACCAACGGTTCAAGCGTTAGTGCAGGCTCATTGTCTCATTAGGGTTAGAACGTTGGTGTGATAAGACCAGTACCGTTGATTTGTGCCCAAGCGTTCGGGTAGCGGTTGGCAGTGAAAGCACTGTAACCGTACACGATCATGGTGATATCAAGTTCTGCAGCCTTAGGCTGTTCAAACCTGAGCATCATTGGCTCGCCTGACCCTTGTTCCCACAGGTGCAACTCTTGTGAGTTACCAATGTAGATGGTGTCTTGGTCAGTGCCAGCACCCTGAACAACGCTGACAGTAGCATCGGTGTAAACAGGCAATCCAAGAATGCTGTAACCACTGTTGCCGTACATTGGAGCGCCTGAACCGTAAGCGTATGCAGGCTGACCTGAAGACGATGGTGTTGGCACTGCAAGTGGGCGGTTCTGTCCGTCTACTGCTGCAAGTATGAAAGCCAAACGGCGTGGGTGCATGATGATCACATTTGGACCAGCGAAGAAAGTCGTTTGGACTTTCTGAATCGCATCAACCAATTTAGGGTACATCTCTGCAACAGTCGGGCTGGCATCGGTGTAGGTAACTGTCTGTCCTGCAGAAGCAAGAAGTTCAGCAACAACAGCGGTGTTCAACACTGTGTGGTAGGAAGACACGAGGTCTGCCATCACAAGTGAGTCGATGTTAGTGCCACGCTCTAATGCTTGACGTGAGACGTTCTGCTGACCAGCAAAGGTCTTGACTGTAAGATCAAGTTTTGTGTCATCCATGTTTGTCTCTTGTACAGCAGCGCCTTCAGTTTGCAGTGCAGTTGCTGAGCCAGTGGTGACCTTGCTAATGCTCAATGTCAAACCTTCGTTTGGCAGTTGATGCTTGCGAGCAAGATCAGCAGTAACACGACCTGCACGAGCAAACGGTGCTGCCAAGTCTGTGAGGAACTGCGGAACAACGAGACCAGCAAACGCTGCTGATGTTACGTCGCGGCGCTCAATGCTTTCTTCACGCATGTGGCGAGCGAGACGCTCTGATGCCTGATAGTCATTGTTGAACTGTGCGGCGTATGCGTCGCGGATAAACGACGTGTCAGCCTGCGGCGTGTAGGTGCGTGCTTCGCTGGTGACGCGTGCTGGTGCGATGTCAACGTTTTTGTCCTTGCGGATCTCGGTTGCATCGGCTGCACGCTTCTCAAGTTCTGCGTGGGTTTTGATTGTGTCGTCAAGCGAACGTGCCTCTGTTAAGAGTTCAGCGATCTGCTTGTCTTCTTCTTGATTGAGTTCGCGTGCTTCAGTTTCTGCTGCAGCGACGATTGCCTCTGCCTGCTCCACTAACGCTGCACGCTTCTCGGTCAACTTTTGTGCGTATGACATGTGTTGATTCCTTCCGTGTCTATGGGTTTGGTTTGTGTTGTGCAGGTGGTGACTCGCGAGTGAGGTTAATCGGCTCGGTTCCGACCTTATGTGTCAAATCGTTTTAGCGATTTGAATTTGTGCCTTACGCAGTAGCGTGCGGCTTACAGGTTTAATGGTATCATTGCTACGTGCGCGTACCTCTGCAACTGTTGATTCATATGCAGGGAACGTCACGACACTAACATCATACAGTTGTACTTCGCGCAGTTCGCGCACTGAACGGTCACTGCTCCATTGGTCGCGTATCGTGCGAAATGCAAATGACATCTGATTCATGTCGCCGCGACGCAACGCTGACAGCACTGTTTGTGCCAGTGGGTTCAGTGGATCTAGGTCTGCTTCTACACGCAGACCACGCTCGTCTTCCGCGAGGCGCAATGTACCTGACTTTGTGCGCGCCAGTGGTGCACCTTCGTGATCTAGCAGTAGCCGCACGTCTGCACCATCTTTGAGCGTTTTGGTGAATGCACCACGGGTCACATATTCAGTGAATCCCATGTCTACTGACGGTGAGTCAAACACCGCAGCGTAGCCAACAACTGTGTTACCGTCACCTTCAGCGCGCATCTCTAGATTTGAATAGACGATTGAACGTTTGTCGTCCTCTGATACGCTAAGCCAGTTGATCGGCGCTGAATCCATCTCCATGTCGCCCATCATGGTGCTCATGTCTTGGCTGCTCATGTGTTCCTCTTCTCGTGGCTCGTATGCGTCACAGTAATAATCTGCTGCTACTGGTGTGTTCCAGCGTGAGCATGATGTTATTGGCGCGCCTTCTGCATCTAACACCACGCACATGTACTCACATGACGCACACGCTGGGCGTGTCACTGGTACGTCGTCAGACGATGCTGGTCTGTAAGAGGGTGGTAATTCTCGTGTCTCGTCTATAAGTGACATATCTGTTTCTCCATTTGGTGATGGTTGACTTATTGTACCAGCGACATAATATGGCGTTGTTGCAATATGCCGCGTGTCTGATTCAGCGTCAAGCATGTCGACGATCTTTTGTGCATAGTTCATTGTTTTTGTGGCTCCAGTCTTAGTGCCGTTACTGCCCCACAACAGATGAGCAACAAGACCAGCAGTGATCTCGTCGCCTTCTATCGCGTCTAGGTCTACCATGTGGCGTGCAATCCACGGCGCGATCTTGCGCCATTTGGCTGCACTGACACTACCTGCCGCCATCTTGCGTGCGTCACTGATGGTCTGTGGCATGATGCCGTCACCTGACAGCCCTTGCTCGTGGAGATCTAAACCCCTGCGTGCTGCGCGCCGCATGTATTCAGGTGGTGACAGGTCTACAGCCCTCATGCTTGGCTCTGCTGCATGTAGCGCTGCTAATTGTTTGAGTGCTTCTGCCCTTGTCTGGTGGCAGCCCATGATCTCGCTTGTTTCGTCTTTCACAACAGCCCACCCTGAGCAGTCTTGCATCTCATTGCTTAAATGGTATGGCATCAATCAATATCAGGGGTTAAGACGCGCATTGTGTGCGTGCTGGCGCTGGTGATGCCGTAGACAGTTTGGTTGATCGGCACGACTATTTCCATTGTAGTGCCGTTTGACAGATGTATGCCAGTTGCTGCTGTGACATCAGAGCCACCGACATAGGTGCTACCAGTACCTGAGTGTAGATAGCAGACACGATTTTGATTGTCGGCAGCGATGAGCAACGTTGCTGTGGTTGTAACTGTAATCGCGCTCGTTTTCATTACACCATGTCCACTGTGCTAGATGAGAGCGACGCGTCAGTGCCAAGCGGCGCGAGGTCAGCACCACCAGCCATCGGTGCACCAGCCAGTGCGAGCAAGAACGCATCGCCACCCTCATATGGGTCTCTGCCTTCAAGCAGGCGCGCCTCATTTGGTGTCAACGTACCTGACTGGATCTGCTGTGTTTGGGCTGCTACACGTGTACGCAAGTCAGCACGCAAGAACTCATCAGCATTGAAACGCACACGATACTCTAACGGCAGCGTGTCAGATATCGCGTCTTCAATACGTCGCATCCAAGGTAACAACGTATGGCGCACAAACTGGATACCAGCAGATTCTACGTTTTGGTAGGTCTGTGAATCGCCACCCACACCGTTGATCAAATGTGCAGGTATGCGGTAGGCGCGTGCGATGTCGCGCACGATAGCCTCGCGGTGTTCCAACATCTGTGCATCTGTCGCTGACGTAACGATAGGTCGCCAGCGCAAACCATTAGACAACACAGCAGGCATGCGCCGTTTCCAATGTGAGTCACTCCACGTGTCGCGCAAAACTTGCGCCTGTTCTTTAGTGATCGGTTTGTCTGATTCCATCACAGACGACGGGATCGCGCCTTCACCATAGAACTGACCAAGGAACCGTTCCATCGCGATACTCACACCAATAGTGTTACGCAGCACTTCAAACGGCGCTAAACCAACTAGATTGCCAGCCACCTTCAGCCAGTCAACCTGCCTGATCTCATTGCGCGTTAAGATCGTTTTCTCTTTACCCACAACCCAATAGATCTCGTCGGTTTTCTTGTCTACCTTAGGTGTCACTGTTTTAGGGTCTAAAATGCGCATCTCAACAGGCAGCCCATCAACTGAAACCCGTGGCGCGTACAGGTACGTCACACCATAAACAGCCATCGACGTAACAAACTGGTGTATAAACTCAAATTGCAGTTGATCAGCGTTAGGGCGCAACAACACAGACGGCGGATCTAGCCGCTCTATACGCATGCCACCATTGACTGAACGTGTGTACTCTAACGTGCACGTAGCAACTGAATCAGCAAGCAACGTGACAGCAGCAAGCACAGCAGACGACGCGAACGCTGTGATCTCATTGACCACTTCGCCTGACCAGTTGTTGAACTGCGGTCTAGCCGTCAGTTGATACGGGTCTATCGTGATCGGTAGCGCCCTTTCTTCACGTGGCAATTTAAATATGCTCATTGTGCTAACACTCCAGCCGCAATCAATAGAAACCCAACAACAGTGAGCGCCACAGCAGGCGACCACAACATCAACCCGACAAACACCATGATGATACCGACTACCTCAAATAGCGTGGTTATCCAGTTAGGCATCACTCCCATACTTTCACTATAGACGGTGCAAACAGTTCGCGGTTATATCGCATAGTAGCACGATCAAGCGCTATAACTAAAGCAATAGCAGCGTCAATCTTTCTGCGGCTTTTGCCTTTAGACAACCGCCAACCATCATCAGTCATACGTTGCGCGGCAGACAGCACCTGATCAGTGAACACTGGCGACCCATCATGCACAACCCTGTTGGCTGTGATCAACTCATACGCGTTGCCACACGCTGGAACCATGCGCTGGCGCGACTGTGGGAACTCAACCATCGGCAACCCGTCATCACTTAGGATCTCAGCGCTGCGCTGAAAATAAGCAGGGTCATATGCGAACTCAACCACGTTGTAACGCCTGTGAGTATCACGCAGGAACAGTTCAATCGCTGACACTTCTAGCCTGTTGTCCTCAGGCATCCACACACGTGCGCGCACCACGATCTTGCCGTCATCTTGTGGCTGTGCGATAACAACAGCGATAGAGTCGTGCTTCAACGCCATGTCAATACCAACCCACACAGGTTGTTCGTTGTCAATCTGACGGGTCGGGTCGTTGCCCATGTCCCACGCACCGACAGGTAGCCACGACTCTAGGCTGCGTACCCACTGGTTTAAACGGTAACGCCTGAAAGCAGATTCACCTGTCTGTTTGGCTGAAACATCCATGTCCTCGTAACTGAGCAGCCCTAACTCTAGGTTCGGGTTGGACATGCGCCACTCATCTTGCTCATAGATACTGCACCCATCGGTGGCTTCCCACCACCACATGCCGAAACTAGGATCGTCAACCTCGCCAGCAGCCACCTGCTTGCCATACTGGTACAGCCTGCCGCAGATCGTGTCTAAGTCATAACCAGCAGTAGTGATGCCGATGATCAACGGGTCAACACGCGCACCTGAACCAAGCGTTAGCGCATCCCACAGATCATCAGTTCGCTGTACGTGCAACTCATCAAACACAACAGTAGACGGGTTCAAACCCTGCTGCAGTTTCGCATCGCTAGACAACACGCGGTAGATCGCACCAGTCGCTGGGATCTCAATAACATCACGATAGATCTTACAGATGCCAGCCAACGCAGGTGAGTTCTGCACCTGCCACTTGGCTTCGTTGAACACGATACGCGCCTGCTGCCTGTCACCTGCCGCACTGTAGACCTCAGCGCCAATGCCACCTTCCACTAACCCATTTAGTGCGATGACAGACCCAATCAGAGACTTGCCGTTTTTGCGCGCCAGCCCAACCAACGCACGCCTATAACGTAGCCTGCCATCAGCGCGACGCTCATAGAGTTGATCTAACAGCCACCTCTGCCAGTCCGTGAACTTCAATGTAGAGCCTGCATCTCTGCCCTTGCTCACATGAAGAAACGATTCACCGAAGTCGGCTACTATACCGCCATCAGATATCGAGGATATCGGCGGTGTCGCGTACGCTGGTAGTCGCATCTTTCCTCTTCCTGAACTGGTCTAACTCATTGGCTACACGTACCTCAGCCAACCCAAGGCGCGCACGGTCACTAGGGGAGAACCCAAGCATGGACAGCCACGCCGTGATCTGAGCATCCATCTGCTCAATCTGCTTCACTGACGGGTGCGACACTGTTTGCCCATTGGCTGTCGTATACCACCTATTGTTAGGGTCGCTGCCCAACCACTCACGCACCTTGCGCCTGTCCTGCATCTTCTCAACCAACAGCGAGATCAATATCGCATCATGTTTGTCACTCAGGTGTCGCCTACCTGCCTGCCACACCTCAGCCCACAAAACCGCGCCATAAGTGTCGCACCACTCAGGCACGGCAGGGGTCGCTGTGATGTCAATATTGACCAGCGCCGTGGAAGTATCAGGCAGGGCTGGCAGTTTCTTTTTGGCGGTGTTGCCTTTGGCGCGCTGCACCTCAATCGGCTGGGCTTTGCCGCCCCGACCTGCGCCTGTCACTGGCTTGGGCATTCCGTTGCCTTCCTTTTGCTTCTGCTGGACTGAGGGTGTGTTGGTGGCATCTTGCCACTCCACGCGCAAGGAAAGCCAACGGGAGCCCCACGGGGCGCACAAGAGTAGGAGCGATGGCTGCCTAGGCGGTAGGGGACTCCCACGGAGACGTGAGAGAGACTACGCTGGGGTAGGTAGGGTAC